AATAGACAAATGATAATACCTTCTGTGAAATCTTTTAACTTACTGTCTAACCAGGCATTAACGGCTTTGGCTAATTCTTTTACTTTGGACATAGCAACCAAGGAGGTTGCACTACAAACTACTAAAGCCCAAACGGCGAAATTGAAGGGAGAAGACACGATCCCGACTTGGAACTCTGGAAAGGTTCAGGTGTCTAACAATGGCGGACCCGCTGCTGAAGAAAATCAGCGGAGTTTAATTGATCCCGCAGTAACGGACGCGAACGGAGCAACCCTACTCAACGATTCAGAGACGAACCCTACAGGGGCACCCGTCTACGCCCCAGGTACCGTTCCACCCGATACATCTAGCGGGGATATATCCGACATGGCCTCGGAAGTAAACGAGTACTACTCGGCTGCCGCGATGGCGCCCAAACCGAGCGGTATAACACTAGGTAAAATCGCCAGCTATGCAATGGCAGCAGCGAATTTAGCAGCACAAATTGCTAGTTTATCCGCCGCTAGAGATGCTGCCATAAATATTGTAGAAAAAAGAGCGACGGGGGAACTTCCCAACCCAGTACTAAACTTTTCCGCAATCGACCTTGAAGAGCTCCCACCCTCTAGTCAAGAGAAGATAACCGCCGCTATGGATACCAATGAAGAGATCATCAAAACGCAAATTATAGCGCCTTTTGTAGAGAATCAAAGACTATTAAAAACATTGAAGGCTCAAGTATCCGGAACCTTGTCTGATGTAGATCCTATTTTCGACTTAGACTTCGGTCCCCCAATCTCTACTAGTAATCAATTTGTTTTGTCACGAGATGGGTTATATTACAATTCACGGACCTCGGATGTCCCCATGATTCTTCCTGATCCGGTAACACCAGAGATGGCGAATCTTCAATATGCTTCTAACATTGGTGGTCGGGGCTTGTCGTTCACTGAGGAAGACGCAGAAAGTACAGTCGATTCAATTTTTGATTTAAATAGGGCATATGAGAAAGAAAACCCTAGGGTTGATTCGTTTATTAAGTATGATGATGTCGTTCAGCAGTTTAAAGATGATAAAATGTCGCATATGAGTGAGGTATCCGGATACATTGCCGAGGTTTTATCAAATGGATATGGTTCGACAGACGCTATCGTCCAGTCTTACACTGCGCAGCTAGGCGCTGTAGCGTCTGTATATGATAGTAAAATAAAGAAGCGCACCAGGCAGCTTACAATCGCGGCTCTTTTCGGTAGGGACGCTTTTATAGTAACAAATAGAACTCATCCCTTAGGAGAAGGCATGTTCTTTCAGTATGAAGCCCCGAGGGGAAAAGCTTTTGAGTATAAGTTACAGTACGATGACTTAACGGATGCGCTTAAAAGTTCAACCTTCTACACTTTAGAAGGTGGTCAAACAGTTCTGTATAATACCAAAACTAAAAAAATAATAGATTACCCTGATACTGACAATATTTTAGCGCTAGTAGGGTATTGGAAAGAAATCCCTCGAATTCCCATCAATGATTTTTCTTATCTAAAGCAGTCGGATATTCCCCTCCGCGTACAGAAAAAATTAACCTTATTTTCAGAGGATCTAGACACTATTATTGCACCATACCAAGCTAAATATGTCGTGGCTCCGGCGAACCAACCAATGGGGTCCATTGGTAATTTGGGTGTAGACCCCATTGGTTTAGGGGACTGGACACACCGACAAACCTCAGCCAGCCTAAGTGCCACCACTCCTTTATATAAATCCTTAACTGATGATATTGTGTCTGACGGTTTATTAATTTGCTACAATTTTCTCGATCCCGACGCAGTAACACAACCCTCTGGAACTTTATACGCTTTGAATAACGCTGCGGAAGGTTCGGATCGCATGGACGGGAAATTAGTGGGGTACGATAAATCACTTGTGTTCCCCTCAGGAGTGGGACAGGCTTATTTTGGGGGGACTATTTTTGACGAACAAGCATCCATGAACACCACCTGGGAGGATATCAAAGGTTCATATGTGAGATTACCAAATTCAACCAAGAATTATAATATCCTACAGCCTAACCTTCCTTTCTATGGGGTAAGACCTCTGGACAACTTATTCTATAGCCAGGAAGGAGTAACGTTGGATTTTTGGGCTTACGTACCTAATGTCCATAAGGACATGACTGATAATCATAGGTATAGACTAGTGTTAGCAAGCGAAAATAGTGGTCCCACATCCGCTCCTTTCATTACTGGTGCAACTCAATCTAATGTTAGTCAAGGGAAGGGTTTAACCGCAGGAGGGACTAATTTTTCTCGAACTATAGGTATGATAATGGGTTGGAGAGATAGAGGATCTCCCACAGACAGTGGGGCTTGGTATTCAAGTGGCTTAGAGTTTTGCATTGCGCCCACTGTAGGTCAGAATCAATCTTATGCGACTACGCCGGATACCACATGGGGTCACAGTGTATGCATTGCTGAAAAATGGGATCCGTCTGCCGGGGTTACCCCCCAACCTGACCAAATCACACAGGTGGGAATGTTCATCCCTAGCTCTATACTTACATCGAGTGGATTTGGGATTAAAGACGTTAGCTCGGCATACCATCACATTAATGTTTCTTTTGATTATAAAAGAAATAAAGTAGATTTTAATTTTGACGGTGAGTTACTTACAACTTCTTCCTTAAGCAATGTTTTTGGAGGAAACCCCGATGATACAGTTTTACCTACTGCCGTACAGATGAAGTTAGAGGATGAATCCGCTGAAGTTTACTTTAACGATCCGATGACTGAGAGCTTTTTAGGAAATACCGTTTACGATGAAAGGTGTACGCCTGAACGAGTAGCTTTCCCAGTGTTCACTCCCTGGATCATCGGTGGAGGGTACAGCGATAATATACCTATAGTTCCAGGAACGAACTATAGACCTCAAGGTTTCTTAGGAAGCAATACTAACAACATTCACCAAAATACTCAATATGGCGCTTCTGTATCTTCTATAACTATAGGAACCCGGGGAGATTATATCGTAGGTCAGCATACCCCACCTTTATCAGGTGGTAAAGGAGGATCAGCTTCCGACAGAAAAAAAATCCCTCGAAGTGGTCTAGATGGATTTGTTGGAAGTTTTAAGATTTATGCTCGACCTCTAACTACTAGTGAAGCTAAACGTAATTTTGATAGCCAAAAAGGATTTTTTCAAAATATTTTAATACCTACCCCCTAACGATGCCCAACTTTGATTTAAATTATGTAAAAAGTGTTTCTAAGAATAGAATCCTAGGGGTAGCCTTTCCTATGAGGAATGATGGCATTGGGGGGTATGTAGCTCAAAATGAAAATATTCGGTCCTTAAGAGATTGTGTTATGCAGTTGATTATGACTGGAAGAGGTGCTCGGGTTATGAGACCTGACTATGGCACTGATCTCCGAGCTTCTGTATTTGAACCTTTAACTGAGGATCTCGTAGGTTCTTTAAGAAAACAAATTTTACAAGTAATCGCGAAGTATGAACCAAGGGTTATTGTTCAGCGTGTTGAAATCACGCCTGACTTTGAAAGACATACCATAAAGGTACAACTTTATATTACATCGAAAGATGATCTACTAAATGGAGAACTGGTGGAGGTTCTCGTATAATTATGCCAACTAATGTCAACTATTCCCGTTTCTTTGAGGGACTGTACAATGTCTCTGGATTTGATGGAACCATTGAATCCGATTTCTTGAAATTAGGACAGGTTCCCGACGATAGAAAATCTGACCTTATCGATTATAACATCAATGGATTTGATGAGTATAGAACAGCCTTACAAAATTATCTAAAATCAGTATATCCCCTGGAATACAACAACTTCGCAGCCTCGGACTTAGGTCAGATGTTACTTGAAATGTTTGCGTACATGTCCTCAGTTCTTGCTTTACGCGCTGACATGACAGCTAACGAAATGTATATTGACACCGTCAAGAGTGAGGATAACCTGAACAGACTACTCCAACTCATCGGTGTAAGTATGAAGGGACCCACCGCATCAAAAGCTACGGGATTGCTAACACTCCCTGATGATGTAGTAATCGACACTGCTGGCATCACGATTAATAAAGCGGACCGAAGCGTTGAGGTAACTAACCAACGAAGCAATGCACCTGTAACGTACACTGTTACTAGGCAGCAAAACGATGGCTCCCTTGACCTATTCCACGAAGATTTATCAATACCGTTAGCTGATTTTGGCGGTTCCCAATACGCCAGTGGATTATTTTTAGTTGAAGGAGCATTCGCGGTAGATAGTGGAACATTCCGAGGAGGTTTAAAAACCAGACAGACTTTTGAGATTACTGATGGTCCAGTTATAGAAGGGAGTATTGGGGTATCCTCCACGGAAGGAGTGGGAGGAACCCAGTACAACGAAATTAGTAATTTGTTTCTGGCTTCAGGAGGCACTCAACCTGTTTTTGAAAAAACATACACCGGAGGATTTGGAGCTCTTCTTACTTTTGGTGATGGGGTGAGGGGGAGGCTACCCACTCCTGGAACTACCTTTGTAGTCACTTATCGAACGGGAGGGGGAGGTAATGGTAATATTGCGAAAGGGACACTGGATACAACTATCACATGTTTTAATGGTGTTACCCCTGTAGACGGTACATTGACGAATACAACTAAAGGTTCCGGGGGAACTGCCGCCGAATCTGTGGCTCATGCCAAGAGATACGCCCCATATTTCTTCAGGACTCAGTATAGAGCCGTTACTGGAGAAGATTATAATGTTTTAGCTAATTCTTTTGTGGGAACTGGAGGAACAACCGCTAAATGTATGGCTTCCCTGAGAACTAATGGAGCTGCTGCTAACATAATTGATTTATTCGTGCTATCCAAAGCCTCTAATACTCAACTCGAACGAGCATCTGTAGCTATGAAGAAAGAGTTATTAGATTACTTCCAGGACTACAAAATGCTTACGGATGACGTCGTGATCTCGGATGGCGTAGTACGAACTTTAGATATGGTAGCTACCCTCTATATCGACAAATCTAACAGGTCGTTCATTGACTCCATTCAACAAAAAGCAGCAGACAAACTCCTTGAGTATTTTAATGTGGATAATCTGGCGTTCGGACAGAAATTAAGTATGTCGGATGTTAATAACTTTATGTTAACTGTACCAGAGATTAGATTTTTTAAAGTAGATAATCTCCCTGAAAATATATTCGTAAACTTTAATGAAATTGTACAACTAAACAACTTTGAATTCAGTACGGAGCTTGTATAACAATGACGATGTCGGATAAAGGTGCAGGACAGGAACATTTTAAGGCTAATTATATTGAAGTAATTAAGCGTATAGTTCCTGAGTACTACGAACAAACGGAGTATAATCTGTTTGGGTCGGAGGAGGACTTACAATATAGAGTCCTGGGCTCTATCCTTCATTTAGCCAGCCATGTTTCCAGTCTTATTGGAGCACCGACAACCTACAATCTACAGTCGTCCGCTTTTAGTGGGAATGAATCATTTGTACCATACTGCGTTCCTTTTAATAATTTAACTAATGTAACCCCTGCGACCTACGAAAATTACGTTCTTAGACCATTAGGGAAAACGTTTGGAAGTTTTAGGGACAAAGAAGAATTTTCTAATTTTCTTTTAACTTCCGCACTCCCACATACTGAGTTTAACAATGTTAGTAAATTTTTTGGTAGCAGCTTTAGTTCAATAGTAGACCCTGCGGTAACCACGATGTCAGGTGTCGCAAACACTTTGATAGATCAACTTGGTTGGGTATATTTCCTAAACACACCGGGAAGCATCGTTGATTCAAATTCAGTTCCAGTAAGTTCTTTTCTTTACAGTTCCCTTTTGGATAATACTTATTATGGAAAGAGAATTAAAACCTCTGATGGTGTACGAAATTTGTTTAAATGGATGTACACCAATGCGAAAGGAAGCGGTACGGGGTGGTCGCGGATCAGAGACATCTACTTACCTGTTCCCTTTAACAACCTATCTTCTACGTATACCCCTCTTCCCGGAAAAGCTGGTAATTACTACGCGTCCGGAGGACAGCTTGTAAGCGCCTTGGATACCCTTGTTAGTGTATGGGTAAACGAAGACGACCCAAACTCTCTCTACTTTAGAGATGTTGTTAATGCGTCTCTTTTAGGATTTAACGTTAATAGGATGGAAAATGCTGGTCCTATGAGTAAAATGCTTAAGGCTCTTGCCTATGGATTTTATGATGTCCAAACCTCAATCAGAGACATACAGTATTTGCTAGATATCGAACAGTGTCCGGATGAATTTTTACAATATCTAGGAAGATATTTAGGGTGGACATTTTTCTCTATGGATCCCGACAAATGGCGTGACCAATTAAAGCAAGCTATTTATCTCTATAAAGCTAAAGGTACAAAACAGGCTTTAACAAACGCGGTTAACATGGTCATCCCGTCTTCTGTGTACAACCCGGTAGCTCCTGTATCGGGTCTACAAGAGTTGTGGGAATCCTACATACCAAACCTTATTTACTATACCCTAAAAACAGAGACTGATTTAGGTAAGGACAATGCTAAGTACCTAGAATTTAGATCAGCTTGGAAACAAGCCCTCGCTGCGTCTGGTATTCCTATAACTGTAAGGAATTATGATCCTCATGATAAAGATATAAATGTTCGTTTTGCTGTGGATGCAGTTTTAGAACTTTTAAATTACCACTACAACTACATGAAGATTGGTGGAATTCCCTATAAAGATACAGGATTTTGGCAAGCGCAGGAGAGCAGAGGTGTAGCGCCAGGGTACAAGTACCGTGACGCTTATTTAACAATACCTCCGTGGGAGGAAAGTAGGTTTTACCAAAATTGTGAAGCTGGTCCACAGACTGAGCGTTTTGTTCGTAGTGTATCCTCAATATTAGCAAGAACATATGAGGAAGCGGGTTGTGGTGTAGTCGCCTCTGCTGCCAATACTGTTGCGAAATACATAGCCAGTGGTGTTTCTATTAAAAATGTAGATGGAATTACTGAGCCTGGGTGGGGGGTAAACAACGCCTTCAAGTTCATGACTTCCTCCTTACAATTGCCATTCAATTACAAACAGGTAATAAGAAATGGCGATTTGGAAAGTATGAGTGTATTTGATTATTGGAATTCCAAATCTTCTGTAGTTAACTCTAAGTTCCATTTATCGGCTTTCGACTTCTCTTCTAATGATTACACAAATCTAGCTAGAACAAGGATAGGCCGTAAAGGAATTCCTGCTATTGTTGATATATTCCGTCAATTCGCACCCTTTCATGTTCTTAACAAGATATATGTTGGTTCTGGAATCGAGGATTTTTATTACAGCACCCGTACTGACGGAAAAGGTATCCCCGGCACCGATGAGCCCGGAGTGGCTTGGTCGGGGATTATGGATGTGGAAGTGATAAACACTATCCAGTCCGACATGGACCAGCTTCATAGTAGTTACACTCTTTCCGCCTTCCCGGGCGCGTGGGCAGCAGGAGGTTCTTTCAGTGGAGTTGGGGTATTTCCTAGCATATGGAATCCACAGAACGGAAGATTCCTCCCGTCCGCCTGTCTTCATGCCCAATCTCCAAACGACGCAGGAAACCAAACATCTTATTTCTGGAGTGGCGGTGGAGGATCAGCCGTAGATGGAAGAACTACTTCAGGCTATAAGCAACTTTTGGCTCGCAGAACCGCTGGAAGACGCAAAGATTTAAAATACAAATTTACTGGTTGGGCGCAAAACAGACAAGGACTCAACCAACCTATTGCTACTGACTGGTTTAGTATGAGTGGGGGAGCCCTTCAACCCGTGCTTAAACGGAGAGGTTTGAATCTTCCCGGATTCGTACCGAAAGGATTCAACTTCTCCTCTCAGAGTTTCGTAAATACCAGCGGCAGTCTGTCTTCAGTGTACTCTTATTATAATACTTCTGCCACGCCGTTCTTTGAGTTCCATGCTTCTTCTTTCTTCCCGGCTCGAAATGTCCCATTCATGGAACCCAACGCATCAAGCTTTAACCAATTAAGAGATGTTTTCGGTTCCCAAATTTTGCGGGCTATGACGACTATTTTTATTAAACGTGGAAGAAAAGACTCAAGATGGTATAGATTTACTGACCAAGGATTCGAAAACTTTAAGTTTGGTACGGGGGTACAACAGCTATACCACGACTATAACAATATATTCAGGAGACAGCTCCAGTGCGCGATATTGCCAGCAACTCAAGTCGCCGACGATCCGGCTGCAGGAGGATTTAATATCCTGGCACACGTATTCGGTCCCCTTCTGTTCAACCATAACTTTTCTATTAAAGGTACTATCCAAAATAATTTAGGTTCTAAAGCATACCCAGGAACTTACGGGGGTCCCATCTCCTCAATTCACCCAGACTGGAGTGGAGTTATAACGACTCCCTTCGTTAGAACCCACAACGCTTATACTAACACTGTAGGGAAGCGCAAATCCCTCACGAAAGGAATTTTGGCTCCAGGAGCCTTTGGATCTTACGTTAATGCATTAGATACTTTTGAAGATCCTACCAAGATTTATCAGGCTAACAGAACTGTACTTTCGGGAATAGAGTTTGTAGCACCGACAGTTAACTCAATAGCTGTATGGAATAACGAATATAATCCAAATTATAATATAGATTCAATTTCCTCAAATGGCATTACTTTTGTACAAAGAGATGGGGTGGCTTTCCCTACAAACACAGTACGTGCCCGGTTCCCTTTAGAAGGTAATATGAACTACTCTTATAACGGAAAATTAAAGTTTCCTCCAAG